GTGACGTTCCTAGTATAGGCTGCTGTTGCTCCTGAATTTGTAAGCGGTATTGTAGTTCCAGGTGGTACATACGCTGAAATGCGCGCGTTGTTAGTATCCTTGTAAACGTCTACACCGGCTGTAATAGCTTGAAACCCTAATCTCAGCTCATCAGCTGCAGCAATTGCTAAATCAAAAATAACATTAGTACCGACATCTGCAAACACTACAATAGCAAGATATCCTAAACTGCTGACATATTTGTTGCCATCGGATGGGGTTACATAAAAATTGCAAACATTCATATTGGGTATAACAAACTCCGTTAATTCTAAATCCCCTCGTTGTGCGGCGCTATTAATACCAGTTTTAATTTTCGGTGGCATATATACCGTTTGAGCTCTAGCTTGTAACGGAAACCCTAGGGATCCACTAAACATAATAGGAGAGAAAGCTGCGTTAGCAGGTCTATAATTAATTGAAGCAGGATCATAATTGCTACCTGGAGGGATGTAATACACCGAAGTATTAAGGCCATATTTGGTTACTAACCGAATTTTTAAGCCGCCAGCCATACCATAAAAAAAGTGTGCTGAAAACTGACAAAGCGTCATTATTAGAAAATAGTGACGCTATTGGTACTTGGTACACGCCAAGGTTAGAGGCATTAACTGTAAAACTAAATGTATCTGCATCTGTTAATCTCCGCATGTAATCTCGTACATTAACCATAGGTTTAAACAATTCGGCTTTAAGGTTACTGGAAGATATCTCATTGTCCTTATTATTTAATATTGAATCTTGGTTGCTTACACCAACGGTAACAGGTGTTTCCTCACCCATCTGGGCTTGGAAATTTACTGTAGTGCCTCGGCTCTGCGCATTACTACTTAACAACTTACCGTCTTTACTATGGGCTTCTTTACCTGTACTATGCGAGTCTTTCACAGAATGATAAAAGGTGTGAATCTTATCTAACTTCATGCACTTACTGCGCATCTTACGTGCTATCTCTTCTGGCGTCGCCTCTTTATTTTTAATCTTCTCCCTATAATGCTGCAATTCACTACTAACATCCGCTTTATTATTGTTATTATCACCGTACTCTCCTCCGTTAGATCTTAAAGCTAAAGTAGGTGGGAGGACTGGAAACAATGGGTCTACCATATAACCGTAAAATTGAAA